ATCAGATACAATACCCATACCTGATGTGATTGGTTTTGAGGCTATAATAGCATATTCTTGAAATGAATTAGGAAAACCTAGATCTCTAAGCCAGTCATATATTTCCATATAGTTAACTAGATCTTCATCAACTTTAAATTTGATTCTAAGATCTTCAAAATCAATATGATCACCTGATTTAGGTATCTTAACAAATGGAGTAGCTTGAAATGTTGGTTGAATAGAAAAACCAGGTATATTAACTTGCTGTAGGAAGAAGTTAACGTTAGGAGACTTCTTTATCTGAAACTTAAAGTTCAGAGGACTCAAAAAGTTTCTATTTGTTGGAACATTATCTAGTGCTGACATTTATTAAACTCCATTAGATGTGTTTAATATTTATACAAAAAAAGGGAGCACAAAGGCTCCCTTAGTCTGTCCAGTTTTATCTGGCTTCTTATTAAAGAAGATTTGAAACAATTGTACGACGGTAGTACTTGTTTGTATCTTGAAGGATACGACCAGTACCAACATTAAGACGTTCAGCAAATGGATTTGCTACCATTCCATAACGAGTCTTGAAACCAATCTTTGGCTGGAATGAATTCTGATCAACTGCACGAACCATCTGTAGAGGAACGTATGGGCAGTAGAAGAGACCAGCGTCGAATGGACCAGAACCCTTATAACCTACAACCATATAGTTACCACCGATTGCATATGGATCAACATATACACGGAAGCGACCGTTTAGAACACCAGCAAATGTATTACCGGTATCATCAACCTGAAGATTATTTGAATTTAGAGCAGGGGTGTAATCTAGGATACCTGCCATCTGAAGAGCAGAAGCTACGTCAGCAGAACAGATAACCATATTACCCTTACCACGACGGGTGTCTTTGGCAATTTGGTTAGCTTCACGCTCGATATTAAACATTAGACCCTTGAACTTTTCTACTGACCAACGGCCGTTAGAATCTGTATCAAGATCGAATACACCAGGAGTTGTTGTGTTTACTTGTGAACCAGAAACAGCTGTAACAAGGATTGTGCGAACTACTTCACGATTGATTTCAGCAAGAATTTCTGCTGAAAGAATGTTAGATAGTTCTGTCTCAGCATCAAGACCATGAATAGCCTTAAGGTCCTGAGCAAGTTCCATTGTGTACTCTGCTTTTAGAGCACGTGACTTAGCTGTTACTGTAACCTTCTCAATTGAGAATGCCATTTGTGCGAAAGCAACGTTAGATGCATCGCCAAGAGCTTCTGCCTGAGCAGTTGACATACCAGCTGCATAGTTATAAAGATTTGTACCAGCAAGGTTAGATGTTACTGTTGTGTTACCAGGGATTACATATGAAGAAGATGTATCAGCTGGAATATGTGCTTGGCCAGTAGTATTGTTGCCAGCAACGCGTGTAGAGAATGAAGTATCTACTTCGTTGTAGAATGTTTCATTACCAGCTTGGTTAGCATAACGTGCACGCATAGCAAAGATAAGTCCTGTTGGACCTGTCATAGGCTGTACACCACAAACGTCATAAGCAATAAGGTTAGGCATTGCACGACGTACGAGAGAGATGAGAACTGGATCGAAGATGTCGATTGCACCAGTTGTTGGATCTGAAGAAGACCCACCCATCTGGTTGACAGGAACAGTTTCTGTAAGATACTGGTTGCCATACTTAGAGCTTTCACGTAGAGCCTTTTCTGTATTCTCAAGAACAACGGCTGTTACGTTACGGCGATGGACGTCGCGGATCTCTGGTAGATCGCTATGTCCAATAATAGGCTCCCACTTTTTAACAAGATCTTCAGTTAACATTTTTATTTTACTCCTTTAGTTTTTTTGAGTATAATTTTTATTTATAAAAAATTACTTTTTGATTGTTCTAGAGATAGCTTGTGCGTAACTACGAATTGATGGATCAGTGTAAACTACTTCTCTACCTGGTTCATCAATTGAGTAATTCTCTTCAGTTAATGTTGTCTTCACAGTATTCTTCTTGAAATAATTTTCTTTAATAATTTCTAAAATTTCAATGAATAATTTACTAATTTCATTAATCTTTTCAGTAATACGTATGTATGTAATTTGTATTTGTTTATTAAATAATGTATTTTTCTTTCTGGTGCTATCATCTTTCCTCCATTGAGTAAGTGTTTTAAACATTTCTATTTCATCATCGATTTCTTTATTAAATTTTTTAATTTTTATTTTATTTTCTGCATCTATTTTATCCATCTCTTTTTGTTTTTGTTCTAACAAGTCTTTTTGTTTTTGATGTTGTAATGTTTTTTCTTCATTATATTTTTTATAATTTAAAGTTAGTTTTTAATGAGCGAGTTAGTTGTTGATTAAGTAAATAATTTAAATAATAAAATTAAAAAAAAAAGATTGATTATTTAAAAAAAATATAGGTTAATTAATGGATAAGGCAGAAGAATTGGGGGTGGGGTATTGG